GTTCAGCCCATGCGCGTGCGCGTTCTGATGCGCGTGCGCGCGCACCCTGCGACGTGCGCCAGAGGATGAGCGCGAGCATGAGCGCACCGAGTGCGCACGCGCTCATGAGTGCGCCTTCGGGTGTAGACGTAAAATCGTTCATCATGAGTCCTTCATCTTGGGGGAGTCCCACTGTAGCACGAAAGAAAGCGGGCCCTCAAGAGAGGACCCGCTTCGAACTTCGCCGATGCAAAACAGCGTTGTTCGTGTCCCGCACTCACAGGACCCTGTATCAAGATTTACGGTTCGGGCTCGCGGTACCCCTTGCGGGGCCTACGGCCTTTTCAGGTCACGCCGTTCAACGTGACAGGACTCGCGAGACTCCGAACCTGTGGAACCAGAAGGACTCGAACCTCCAACATACGCGGCACGCCAGCTTTCGCTGCCTAGGTGCGTCCGCAGCTCTGCCAGTTGAGCTATGGTCCCTTGACGGTTCCGGCTTTCACAGGAACCGAGGTGAAGTTTTGATGCGGAGTTCTAACCCATCACTCCCCGTGAGGTGGCCAGGAATCGAACCTGCCAGCCTTGCAGCTGTCGCCCAAGGGCGGTTGAGCACACCAATACCCAACACTCCGCACCTCATGTGATGAACACCCGACCCGTTACGATCGTCGTCCACACCCCGGAAGGTAACGCTTCCGAGGTCCAGTTTCCTAGCTCAGGAACCAATCTTGATCAACAGTTCCGTCACAGCCTTTGAAGCCGGTACCGCATTCGTGCACTCCCAGGGATTCGAACCCCGCACCTTCCGCTGTTACACGGTTACTCTACCAACTGAGCTAGAAGTGCGACCACGGAACCACCCGCAGCCTTGTGTACGCATCGGTAGCGAACCGACCGAACCGAGTCCGTTGCGTTGGTTAGACGCTCGGCCTTCGGAGCTCAAAGCGCCCCTAATGTACGGACTAAACACACCGTGCGTGCCCGGGAGTTGCACCCGGCCTGATACTGGCGTTCGCCCCCCGGTCTGCCTGCAAGGCTACCTTGATCCGCTACTAGCGTTCTCTCACCTACGTGTTACACGCGCCCGGAACCACCCGGGTTTTACCAGCTCCGGTGGTCATGACTTCCCGTGAGCATTGTCCGGTTTGCTGGTTAGGCAAGGTCGGACGTACCTTGTGGTGTGATCGGGATTCGAACCCATATTTCCGCTTTGAACGGCGTTCTGCCATTGAACTACACACCTGGAATCCCCACCCATGCATTGATGAGTCATCCCATCCGGCCAACCGTCGTTGGCTAGTAGCGAGTGCAGGATTCGAACCTGCGGTCTTCAGTTTATGAGACTGACGAGGACAACCGAACTCCTCTAACCCGCTATGTGCCGGACCGAAGTCCGGACTTGATCTTACTCGACTTCGTGGATCGTGTCGATTCGCGTAATCTCCGCTTCCGTGACGTGTCCAGCGTTCCACTTCAACGCTTCGACTTTGTCTCCAGCGTCTTCGATGTTTTCAGCGGTGACGCGGTAGAACATGGAAACGGTAACTGTGTACTCGACATCGAAAGTGGCCATGTGTTCGTCCTTTGATCGTGGTCGTTGTTCTTTCTTGCGTTGTCCTAACTCTAACAGGTGTCCCCGATGCTGTCAACATCGGGGTACCCCCTGAACGTTTCCGCAGATCAGACCAGGTACCACAGATACTTGGTGCCTTCGGTGTTCTCCACACGAACCTTCCCGTCACTCTGGAGACGACGCAGCGACGTGTACACGTTCGCTTCTTTCTCCTTGACCTCTTCGGCAAGCTGGGCTCGTGACAGGCCTTCGGGATTCTCAGCGAGCAGTTGGAGAATCGAGGCGTTCCGCTTCGCGACAGCGGCGGACATCGGACGACCGCGCTTGATCTGCTCCGGATCCGCAACCGCTTCGGAAACGATCGCGTCAAGCGCTTCGGTGTGCTCTTCGATTCCGTCAACCATCAGCGAGTCGGGAATCTCAAGAGTCCCCGAACCTTGAATCCGTTCGGTGAGTTCATCGGCTGGCGTGTTCGCGTGAACCAGCGCAGCCGCTTCCGCAGCCGCAGCCTTCATCGCCTCAAGATCCGGCTTCGGGCCAGCGACCGGAGTCGGTGTCGCGACCGGCGCAGGCTTGGCTGGTGGTTCTTCCGCCTTCCGCTTCATGTCCGCTCGCTTTGCGAAGGCATTCTTTTTCTGGCGATTCGTCGCAATCCACATGTTGTTCCTCCAAAGAGTGAAAGGGGCTCCCGGTTGGGAGCCCCTTAGGTGTTCTAGAAACCGGGGTCAATCGTGCTGCCACCTGCAACGGCACCAACCGGAGCCTCGGCGACCGAGGGGAATCCCTCGCATGCGGTGGCACCGTCACGCGGAGGTTTCATCGTGTAGTCAACGACCGCCTGGTCATTGCCGTTGTACTTGTCGTACTTGATCTTGATCGTGACACGCTTGCCGATCATGTACGCGGCAATCTGCGCCATGGTCGGGTTGAACTTCTTGAGGTCGTCAGCAGTGACACCGATTGCCTTCATGTTCCCGAGGAACAGCCCAGCGGCAGCAGCTGACTTCGTGACGTAGTGCTTCTTGGGGCCCTTCCCGTGGTGGGGTCCTTCGGAGATCTTGAGGGAGACGACAACCATGGGGTTGCCTCCCTTGCCGTTCTCCTTCACCTTCGACACCGAAGCCTCAGCGCCTTCAATGACCGCCTGGTACTCCCCTTCTGGGGGCAGGTTGTACTCGTCGCCAGCTTCGGCAACGAGGGCATCCCAGCTCATGTCAGCCATAATATGTAGTCCTTTCGGTTACTCCGGCACGAAACCGGGGAAGATCTGGCCCATCATCTGCGTGATGTTGGGGTTCTCGACGGTATTCGATTCGAACCGGTCTTCGAAGTGCGAACCGGTGATGAGGTTCGGTGCAGGCTTCACGGTCAACGACCGAATCAACGGGCTGTCGGCGGCAATGATGCCATCGGCGTTCGGCAGCTGCTTGACGGTAAGGCACGCCGTGGTGTTCATCCAATAGGCGATACCGTCCCGCAGTGCGCCTTCCATGTTGGGGACGTACTTCCCGTCAACGGTGCGGGGCTTACCTTCGGCGGTGAACAGCGCGACCCGGAAAGGGTTGTGTACGTCCTTCACCATGTCGCGGAACCGCTGGATCTTCTCTGACATGCGGGTCAAGAGCTGGCCCCAGTCAGAATATTGCTGGTTCCCCGACTGGAAACCGGGCAGCGCTTCCTTGCACCGTTTCTGGAGTTGCGTCACGGAGTCGACCACGATCGACTGGAACGGGTGGTCAGGCTGGATAGTCCACTGGATAACCTGCTCAACGGTTTCCCATCGGAGCACATCGACCACGCAGATATCCCAGGTTCCGTCCGCCTTCGGCGGTGCCTCCTTCGGGTCCCACCACACGACGCGGTACGGCTGGTTCGGGTTGTTGGGGTTCTTACGCCCCTCGAACGCGTTCCAACTGCCTTCGGCGTCGAGTGCGAGCACGGGCCCCGGGCAGCTCGCCCCGAGCGTCGACTTGCCGCGCTTGGTTTCCGCGTAGACGAGAAATGTCGCGTTGTGTCGCGGGTTTCTGTCTTGGGTCATCTTGTCCTTCCTCTTTGTCTAGGTCTGAATTATATCATGAGGCGTATCGGGCCAGCGGGTCACGCTCGGCGAACTCCTCGCGTACCATGTCCTCGGCTCGTGACCCGTCGTCGTAGAGCGGGCACAGCGTGAAGAACTGGCACTTCCAAGAACAAGTGTCGTCAGGGCTCGGCTCCGCGATGTGCGCTTGTTCTTCGACCGTGGCGCCCGCAAGCTGGGCGCTTGCGAGCAACGCCTCAAGCTCGAAGATCTTTGTGATCTTCCGTTTCATGTGCAACTCGTATGAGGCGATCTGGTCGTCGTTGTGGTTCACTTCGAACCGGTCGTAGAACGGCGGTTTCGCCTGCTTGCCGCGCTTGACTTTCTTGAGAACGTTGTACAGCGCTCCGTCGCTCCACGTGCCCTCGGGCTGC